AAAGGATCAAAAAAGTAGACGTAGAGAAATACCAAAAAATATGAAATTTGGTGGGCCACAAGACCAATTTCAAATATTAAATAAAAATATGCAACCGCCTTTACCTAGAGAAAAACCTTTTGAAAGATTGCCTTTTGAAGAGAGGCAAAGAATACGTAGACAAAACGTAAGCGCTATGACTCCCGAAGAGATAGCAGCTTCACAAAAAAGAATTGAACAAAAACGTAAAGAAATAAATAAAGATACGACATTTAATAAAAATGAAATATTTAAAGGAAAAGGAACCGATAGAGACAGGTTAGAGCAAAACATACTAGACGTATCTGAAAATCAAGGATTAGGTGGTACGATGCCTACAGATGCGGAGATGAATGTTATAGAAAAACTTGTGAGTAAGATAGTTGGTCGTAGGGTGCGATTTGAAGATATACCAGACGATGATCCAGATTTTAAGCAGGGCGATGGCAGTATTGAATATCCAGCAGGTAGGCCCGACTTACGCATGGGGGGTATGACCGCTAGATCAGGAGCGACCACTAAATTTAAGAAACCGCTTGGAATGAGGGGTGGTGGTGGTATATCTAAGTCGCAAAGGCAAAGGATAGCCAGACTCATGCAAGAGTATAAACAAAAGAAAGCTAGAAGATCTAATGGCAAAAGAACTAACAGATAGACAGAGGGCATTCCTAGACTGCCTGTTTGACGATGCCAATGGCAACATACGAACTGCTATGAAGATTGCAGGATATAGCGAGAATACGAAAACTAGCACTGTACTCCAAACATTACAGGAAGAGATAATAGACAGGACGCAAATGTATTTAGCGTCTAATGGGCCTATGGCAGCTATGGCAATGACGGGCGTACTAACCGATCCTACCGCTTTAGGTAACCGTGATAGAATATCAGCAGCCCGTGAGATCCTAGATAGAACGGGCATAGTTAAGACTGAAAGAATAACGGTACAGGCTGAACCAACAAGTATGATAATGTTCCCACCAAAGGCAAAGCCAAAGTATGAAGAGGGCGAGGATGGAACAAACAACGACTGAAAATACTTGGAGGCCAGTTGTACGAAAGAGCCGACAGATACCGTTTGGGTATGAGGCTGATCCAAATGATGATACTATACTGTTGCCTGTACAGGAGCAGTTAGATGCATTACTTGAAGCTAAAGAATACTTAAAAACTTGTAGTTATAGAGAAGTTTCTAGGTGGTTATCTGCTAAAACAGGGAGGGCCATAACCCATCAGGCATTACACAAGTTAATAACTAAAGAAAGAGATAGACAGAATGCAGTCCAATCGTACAGGCATTATGCCTCCAAAGCCAAAGAGTATGCCGAAAAAGAAAAGAGCATCCAAGAAAAAATCCTCTACGCACCAGTTGAAAAAAGAGGTGATAGAATCGAAACCGATTGGGCAGACAGACTCTTATCCTGATAAGGAAGAAAGAACACAAGAAGAGAACCCTAACGCATTTAGATTAAATGAGGGGCCACAAGAAGATTTTATAAACGCACCAGAGCGAGAAGTATTATATGGGGGTGCTGCAGGGGGAGGTAAAAGTTTTGCGTTATTGATAGATCCGTTAAGGTATTGTCAATATCCTGATCATAGCGCACTTATACTTAGGAGAACAAATGACGAACTTAGGGAACTTATTCACAAGTCTACGGAATTATATCCGAAGTTTTATCGTGGGGCCAAATGGTCTGAAAGAAAAAGCCAATGGACTTTTCCTTCTGGTGCGAGAATATGGCTCACGTACTTGGAACAAGATAAAGACGTACTGCGTTACCAAGGCCAGAGCTTTTCGTATGTGGGTTTTGACGAGCTTACGCAATATCCTACATCGTTTCCGTGGGATTATCTCAGGTCAAGATTAAGGTCAACAAACCCTGAGATAAATGTATATATGAGAGCTACTACAAACCCAGGAGGGCCAGGACACGCTTGGGTTAAAAAGATGTTTATAGATCCAGCGACCCCAAATACATCATTTTGGGCGAGAGATCTGGAAACAAAGGAGGTGCTAAAGTATCCGAAAGGCCATAGCAAAGCAGGGGAGCCATTGTTCCAAAGAAGGTTTATACCTGCTAGTTTAAAGGATAATCCATATCTTTATAATCAGGGTGATTACGAAACAATGCTATTGTCTTTGCCAGAGGTACAAAGAAAACAATTACTATACGGAAGTTGGGATATTGCAGAGGGTGCAGCATTTACGGAGTTTGACAGAAAAACTCACGTAATAGAACCTTATGATATACCTAGTGGGTGGAGAAAATTTAGATCGTGTGATTATGGGTATGGTTCTTATTCTGCGGTTCTTTGGTTTGCAGTTACACCAGACGATACTTTAGTCA